CAGACCCTGACCCCCCGCCAAAAAAACTTTCTTATCCTCTACTGGCTCAAACCCCTTAAGCGCTGGAGCAACGCTTATATCTACAAGCGTGCCTTTAACGCTCCGGGCATAAAGGACTCCTCAGCCTGGGTGGAGGCTTCTGGTCTCCTAAAACAGCCGAAGATCACAGCCTGCCTCAAGAAGTTAGACGCCATCCGGTGCGCCCGGCTTGACCTCTCCGTTGATCGAATTGTAGAAGAAGAAACAAGCATTGCCTTTTCTGACGTCGGCTTTCTCTTCGATGAGGACGGCCTCTCCCCCCTATCCCCCGCAGAACTACCTCCAGCAGTCCGTCGTGCCATTTCTGGTGTAGAAGTAAAAGAGAAGACAGTCCACCTAACCGGCCCGGAGGGGGAGCCCCTTGGAACAGAAGTAAAACGATTTTACAAATACAGCCTGTGGAATAAGGGCCATGCCTTAGAACGCCTGGCGAAGATAAAGGGCATTTTTGCTGCGGAGAAACACAGCCACGAGGTCTCCGGCCCGGACGGAAAGCCCCTACAGGCTAACGTTACCCCCCGTCTGGACTTCTCCTCTCTGTCTACCGAAGACCTTAAGACGCTGGTGGAGATAGCGTCCAAGGCCAAGCCGATAGAGGAGGACGCGCCATGACGGGTATGCCTCCGGCCGCTTTCCGTTCCCTCCAGAAAGTCTTCGAAGACCTCGACAAGGCAAAGGCCGAACTGTGCCGCAGAGATTTCTTTTACTTCGTCCAGGAGTTCTGGGAAACGATTATTGACGAAGAGCCGGTGTGGAATTGGCATATCCCATATCTCTGTAAAGAGCTACAGCAGCTGGCCTTCGACATGATCGCCCGGAAGACGAAGAAGTATGACCTGGTGATAAATATCCCTCCGGGAACTACGAAGAGCACGATTGTGACGGTGATGTTTCCTGCGTGGTGCTGGATCGCCCGGCATCCTACCAGGTGGGGCCGTGATGGCCGGAGATTAGCGGGGGCCTTTCTCCGGTTCATCACGGGTTCTTACGCAGAAGCCCTCTCCCTGGAGCACGCCGACTACAGCCGGGATATCATAAAATCAGATAAGTTCCAACTTTACTTCCCTGAGATCTCCATCCGACAGGACAAAGACCGAAAGTCCAACTACAAAATAGAGATTTTAGACAAGCCCGATACGCAAGGAGGCAATCGCTTTTCTACTTCTACCGGGGGATCAGGCACCGGAGTCCACGCTCACTTCATCATCATAGACGATCCCGTGAACCCCAACCAGGCCCTCTCCGATACGAAGCGGAAGACGGCCAACGACTGGATGGACCATACGCTGTCCACTCGTAAAGTAGATAAGCGCACCTCCGTTTCGATCCTAATTATGCAGCGCCTCCATAAGACGGACTGTACCGGCCACATCGTGTCGAAGAAGGGCAAGAAGATAAAGCATATCATACTTCCCGGCACCGACGAATACACCATCCAACCGGCCGAATTAAAAGAGAACTACGAAGACGGGCTGCTGGACCCCGTTCGCCTGGACAGAAAAGTATTAAAAGACCTCCGGGTGGACCTGGGCTCCTACGGCTACGGGGGCCAGATCGGCCAAGACCCCAAGCCCCGCGAAGGAGGAACGTTTCAGGAGGGCTGGTTTGAGGTAGTAAACGCAGCCCCGGCCGGAGGGACCAAGTGGGTGCGCGGATGGGACCTGGCCGCTACAGGAGAAGAAGAGGGAGGAGCCCCGGCTTTCACGGCTTCTGCCCGGATGAAGTATGTGGACGGCTTCTTCTATATCGATCACGCCGAACACTTCCGGGCTTCTCCGGGGGGCACCAGAAGAAGAATGCGCAACCGGGCCTCCCAGGACGGCCCAGATACCATCATCGACTTTCCGCAAGATCCGGGCCAGGCCGGGAAGAGCCAGGTCAGGGATCTGGTAGTCCACCTGGCCGAATATGAAGCCCGATACAGCCCGGAAAGCGGATCGAAAGAACTACGCGCAGAGCCCCTATCCGCGCAATGCGAAGCAGGCAACGTCAAGATCGTAGACCCAGACCGCTCCTGGAGCCCGGAGTACCTCTCTGAGATCTGCTACTTTCCAAACGGCTTTAAGGATTGGGTGGACGCAACGGTCCGTGCCTACAACAGGGTAGTAAAACTCAAAAACGCCGGAGAAGAAGACGTGAGCGCACCAGAAGGGATATCAAATCCGCACCAGATTGACCCAGACGGGGCTCCGTCTTCCGAAGACTCCGGGATGCTGTAAGGAGAAGAGAAATGAACCCCCAACATTTAGACAACATTTTTACTTACCATGCCCCCCGGCCCGGACAAGCAGAGCGATACGAACGGATCAGGGCCCAAGCGAAGAACTTAGCAGCCCTGGTCTTGGATCTCTGCCCGGATAGCCGGGAGAGGGCTATTGCCCAAACGAAGATCGAAGAAGCCGTGATGTGGGCCAACTCAGCAATAGCCCGTAATGAATTCGGGGCTCCAATCTAAGGGAGAGAAGAGAAGATGGCACGGACGAAGCCCGTACAGAAAGCAACGCCTGAGAACTTCTTCGAGATACCGGAAGAGATCCTGCCGGCCGCAACCAATCCTCCCCGGCCGATAGATGACGAGGGACAGCCCCTGACGGCCCTGGATGAGTTCGGGGTAGCCGGTGCGAAGATATACAGCGGCTACGTGGAGGAAGAGTTTCTGCGCAAGCTGGTAGGGGATAAGGGCCGGGCCGTCTACCGGGAGATGCGCGACAACGACCCTACAGTGGGGGCAATTCTCTTCGCCATCGAAATGCTCCTGCGCGCTACTCCCTGGACCATCGAAATCGAAACAGAAGGGTTGGAGACCTCGAAGACCCCCAACGCAGACGTAGCGGAGGGAGTAGACCTCGAAGACATCGGGACGCCGGAGGGGGCCTGTGCCTTCCTGGAGTCCGTTCTCTTCGATGATATGGACCATACCTGGGAAGACTTTATTGCGAACGTTCTGACGATGCTTACCTTTGGGTGGCAGTACACAGAGGTGGTCTTTAAACGCCGCATGGGTCTCTCTCCTGCGGACCCCCGTTTTAAAAGTAAATACGATGACGGGCTGATCGGGATTAAAAAGCTGGGCAACCGGGCACAGGAGACTTTAGACAAATGGCTCATCGGGGACAACGGAGATATCCTGGGAATGTACCAGACCCCTCCCAACGCCGGGGCCGTTCGATTTATTCCAATGAGCAAAAGTCTTCTGTTCCGGCCTACCCCCAACAAAGACTCCCCAGAGGGCCGCTCCGTTCTCCGCAACGCCTACCGGCCCTGGTATATGCTAAAGAACATCCAGGAGATCGAAGCCATAGCAATCGAACGGGAACTCAACGGCCTGCCTGTCGTAAAGATCCCCAATGCCCTTCTCTCTTCTTCGGACGATAAGAAGAAAGCGATTGTGGCCCGGTATGTAAAGCTGGTCAGGGACATTAAATTTAACAGCCAGGGAGGAGTAGTCCTCCCCTCCGATCCCTATACAGATCAGGAGGGAAAGCCCGTCAGCGTTTCGAAAGTCTCCTTGGAACTCCTAAACGCCGGAGGCACCAGGGCAATAGATACCAACAAAACGATTATGCGCTACCAGGGGGACATCGCCCGGTCCGTCCTGGCCGACTTTATTATGTTGGGACAGGGGGACAAGGGCTCCTTTGCCCTCTCCAGAAGTAAAGCGGATCTATTCCTGGGGGCCTTGGAGGGCTGGAATAATTCTATCGCGGCCGTGATAAATCGGTGCCTTGTCCCGATGCTGTGGGAATTAAACGGGATGGATATGGACGTGATGCCCTACGCCAAGCCCGGCCGCGTGGCCCCGGAAGACCTCGAAGAACTCGGCAACTTTATAGAGAAACTCAGCCGGGCCGGTTTTACTCTGGCCCCGGACGAAGATACAGAGAACCACCTCAGAGGGGTGGCCGGTCTGCCGGAAAGGGAGTACACGGACGAAGAACTGGCAGCAGAAGAGGCCATTGGTGTAGGGCTCCGGCCGGAAGAGAAAGAAGTGCCCCCGGCCGGTAAGGTTCCCCCGGAAGAGGAAGAGATTGAGGAAGAGATCGAATGACGCCACGCCTCCACCAGATCGCCAGTAAGTTCGAGCCCCGAATGCGGGACAGCCTGCTGGCCGCTTTTAAGGAGATAGGAGACCTCCATACAGCGGCCCAGGTCGAAGAGGCCCTGCGCTTCGGAGGAGTAGAAGCGGTGATGGATCTGGTTCGGGATAAAACAAGGCCGATTATCTCCTCCCACCTGGTGGACGATATCGATGACGCTGTAACAGAAGGGGGCCGGGCCTCTTTAGCTATACTCCCGGAGGGGGCCGTCACTGACCCCAACTTTCGTTTCTCTATTTTAAATCCGCGCACAGCGGCCTTCGTCCAGCGATACGAGATGAATCTGATACAGCAAATATCTTCGGAGACTTTGGCGGCCATACGACAGGCCGTTGCTACCGATATCGTCACCGGGCGTAACCCTATATCCACGGCCCGTGACTTCCGTCCAAACATTGGGCTTACAACACGTCAGGAGACGGCTGTGCGAAACTATCGCCTGGCCTTAGAAGAGGGAGACGGGGCCGCACTCCGCAGAGGGCTCCGGGACAAGCGGTTTGATCGCACGGTCAGCCGATACCTAAACGCCAACGAGAAGATCCCGCAGGAGAAGATCGAACGGATGGTGGGCCGGTATCGGGAGAAGTCGATCAAATACAGAAGCGAAGTCATTGCCCGCACCGAAAGTCTCCGGGCCGTATCGGTAGGAAACGCCGAAGCAATGGACCAATTAGTAGAAGAAGGGGCTGTGGATCCGAACGTTCGAAAGTTCTGGAGCCCGGCCCTGGACAACCGGGTAAGAAACGCGCACAGGAGAATTCCCGAAATGAACCCGGCCGGAGTAAAGCTCAACGAGCAATTCCAAACCCCGTTGGGCCCTCTCCGCTACCCCAGAGACCCTATGGGGACAGCGGCTAACACGATACAGTGCCGCTGTGCTGTTCTTTACCGGATGAAGGAAGACTAAATGGCATCCCCATTAGAAGCATCGAGAAGATGTAAGATAACAATTGACGCTGATCAGGTTGACGCCGACTTCGTTCGGTTTTATCAAAGTTCGTGTTGTTGAAATTAATACCGGGGCTGGATAATGGCTTTTACTTATGCATCAAATATAATAACCCAAGCAAACACCAACAGTACTGGAATAACTGCTGTTGCCAGTGGTGGAACAGGGTTACTTGACTTAACAGTGTCTAATTCTGCGGCATATTCTGCTGGGGATTTAGTCCAAGTAACAGGCACAACAAACTATAGCGGAGCTTATTTAGTTGACTCTATTCCAGATGGAACAACCATTAGAATCCCTGATACAGATATTCGTAACAATGAAAATACTTTTGGAAGTACAGAAACAGGAACTGTTGCTTTAGGAGATAAAGATTTAAGTGGATTGTCTGGGTTAACAGGTGTGACTGTAGATACTCCTGCAGGGGTAGGATTAATAGTATATACATTAGACGGTGTAGTAATACATTGTGATGGAGCAATGCTTTTTAATGCGTATGAGGAAAAGTTAGTTTTTAAAAATCCTGGAAGCAATGGGGCTTGTTTTATGATGGATCAAGCAACTGCTTATCCTACAGTACACAGTTATAATACTACTGGAAGTCAATCAAACCAAAACGCAAACTATATTGCTATGGAATTTAATGACCTTGACCCGAGTTTTGGTAATGCTCAGGAATGTGGATTGGAAATGGCTAATAGCAGTGCAAATGCTCAATTTTCTGGGACTTATTATGCTCATTCCTTACGAAATGCTGGTGATTCAGGAAACGTATTTTATTTCGATGAGGGTACAGTTAAGTTTGAAGATGCTATCCTTGTGACAAACATGACAGATAAAAATGTACAGTTACGTTTTAATTTGTCTACAACTGTAGTATACATGAATAGAGTTAGACTTGTAGGAACAAAATTGAATTTGTCTCGTGCCCCAGATTTACAGCAATTTAATGAAGTAGAAATAACTGATGTTACAGAATGTATAATTAACCAATCAGGTTCAGTAGATGCTTATGCACGTATTGATAACTTAAAAGATGATAATGCTGGTTCTTCAACTGTAAGGTCTGCAGATAATGGCAATGGCCATGATATAAGCACAAGAATTGTTAATTATCAAAACGGATATGCTTCTTTTGTTTGGGCTACTACTATCTCAGGTGGTAGCGGAGACCAACGTTTGGCAATGTGGAAAGAGCATAACTTTCAACCACAAGACGAAAATGGAAGTTCAGTAACAGCAAAGTATTATGCTGTTGATTCAGATAGTGGAAATAGAAGTACTAATTATACAGAGGTTACAACAGGATATAGTTATACAGTTGCGACAGATAACACTTATTCTGGAGAAGGTTCTGATATTGATGTTGATGATATTATTGCTTTTGGTAATAGCGACGGAACATTAGACAACCGTGGAAAGAATGCAAACGCAGGAAAAACCTTTACTTTTGCTTCTTATAACAATGATAACTCCACTCAACTGACTACAACAGACGGGCTTGGAAGAACCAATTATACTCCTATCATGGTAACTGACTTTCTTGTTACCGAAACCACAAAAACAACAGTTGACGCTTACTCCACAATAGATGATGCTATAAAAGCGTATGATGCATTCAAGTCTGAATACATAGCAAACTTTGGGGCAGGCGCTTTATCTAAGTACTTCTCAAGGGCAGCTAATCAATTAGTATCGCTGAACAATAACAACCTTGTCATTAATTCGGCAGCAGCAAGTGTATTCGACTTTTCTGGATCAACAGGCACTATCAAGTCAACAACATTTACAGGTGGGTTTGATGACAATAGCGGTACTGGCAAGGTTACGATTCAGGGCGCTACGGCTTTGAGCGGTGGAACCTTTGACAGTGATATAGACTATAAATCAAGTGCAACAACCATAACAGGTGTCACATGTACTGGAACGCTTGATTTAGATACGACAACGACCTATATTTTTGATGGTTGTGATGTTGACACTGTTTATAACAGTTCTGGTGGTTCAATAACAATTGAGACAATAAATGGCACTACTATTAATACGGTCACAAACGGTCCGGGGGCCTCGACTACTGTAAACGCTGTGGTTTTTCTTACCATCCAGGCATCTGGTGGAATCTCTTTATCCGGTGCTGAGATCAGGATATATGATGACAACGGAACAGGACGAAGCCTTGGTGATGAGCTTGACGGTGTTGAGAGTAACACGGGAAGCACATTCGTTACTACATCGGTAAGCGCATCTAATCAGGTGGTCATTCAGATTATGTTAGATGGGTATGTTGAGTTTTTGCAGAGCTATACAATGCCTTCTGTTAACTCAACGTTTGAGGCAGCTCTAACAACGGAGACAAATGAATAAAAACCTGGGTACGAGCACAGGTGAAGATTTCGAAATGTACAAAGGAGAAGAATAATGGCCACCCCACAATTGATTGATCATACTAACTTTAATACCCTGCTTGTCCAAAGTTCAAACCCAAGAGGCTCATCACCAGATGGCAATATTTACTTTGGTGACAATGGCCTTATCCAGATTATCACAGCGGAAGAGTTAGCTAATGTTGACTTGGGAAGTGGGGCAGAAGCAAACCCATTAACTAATGACTTTGGCATAACTCTCAGGGGCCTCTATAGCTTTGAGAACCAGGAAAGAGTATCTGATGAAACTCTTCGTACTTTTCTCAGGGCAACTAAAGGTACCTACTATCCAGCTGGTGCTTATGAGTTCATCTATGACGGTAAGCTCGACACCGCCAATAGCAGCACCGGCGATGATCGAACCAAAGTGCGCGGCTCAGGCTGGAAAGAGCATGCAGACAGTGGGTCTGGTTCGCAGGTCAACCGAATCTATCACGGGGTCCGATCTCTCAACCCCATCGAAGCAACCTCCCAGCCGTATCGAACGATCACTGCTGATACTCTCGAAGCGACCCTCGAAGCAGCGACATGGACGGACTTCGCAAGGACAGGACCAATTGATGAAGCAGTTCAAGTCTATGGTGATACCGCTTTCGGTGATACGGGCGCGGGTGATTTCGACTATACGACAGACATTCTTACCGTGCGCGTCAGAACCTTCGGGAACTTCCCAGGAGAGACTACTTCTATTGCTTCCGGCATCAATGAAATGCAGGGATTCAGCGGCGGGTATGGTATCGGTGAAAGCGACAATACCGCGAATGAGGAAGCTCTTGCAGATGTCTGGGGCGGTGCTGCCGTCTCTCCGTTTACGGGCATGACTTTAGAAAAGTTAGCAAGCCCGCAGACGGAGACCGGCTTTAATGAAGCAGACGGGGATTTCACCTGGGTGCTTCATAATACCCTTGGTGGTACGGCGCAGCAATGCGCAGACTATCTCGACGCGGCTGAAGTCTTCGATGGTGATATTGATGTCGGCACCGGAACCTATAACGGTAAGCAAGGTCGCAAGTGGTATACTTATAATGCTGCTGGTCGAATCATCACCAATTCTATTTCGGGGGAGGGTCTTTTCATTGAAGGACTCAGCGCAGCGGAGAAGCAAAAAGTTATCTTCGCAGATGATGCCGGAGATACGAAGACTTATCCCTTCGTCTCGAGTCTTGAAATCAATGTCGGCGCTGTTGCGCCTACCGACCCTGATGCATGGTGGCACGTCTATTATGAAGATGGCGCGGGCGGTCTTGACTTCGACACTGCCAACGCAGTTACGGTCAATGATGCTTCCGGCAATCCCATGAAGGGTAACGTCCAGGCAGATGTCTCGGGCGTAAAGATCAACACCGACTACGACTATGATGGGAACACCCAAGCCGGTCTTCCGGCCGGAGTAGATAAAGATATGGTGGTCATCGTAGAAGGGAATGGTGTCGCGGGTCAAGCAATCACTTATTTTACCATGACCCGCGACACCATCGTGCCCGTGACCTGCGCACCGGCTGCTGAAACTAATGCTTAAGGATAACCACCTTGGCCTTAATATCTTCGATAAATATTACTACCAGACTCATTTATCTTGATGACGGTGTAACTGTATTAGACGATATTCTCGCCTTTTGGGAGGAGTATCGGATCAGGCGAAGAGATGACGTTGAATCTATTAGGCAGAGCACTTCAGTCATGGAGATCATCGGTGGGCAGAGTAAAGGAGGCGGGGCTCTGGTAGGAAGAGTTATCGATCTAAAAGGCTACAAGATCGTGCCTCAGGACACGACTCATGATCTTTTAGTCCAGATCGAGATCATCGACTCTAATCTTGGGATCTCAGGAAGAGATGTCTTTGACAGAACTCCCCTTACTCCAGGAGTAAACGTCAACATCGATATAGACATTGCTCCGGTAGAGATCCAGCAAGTGGTTACGGGTAGCGCGGTCACTCAGCAGGACAAAGAGGATATCGCAGATCTGGTCTTGAGGCAATTGATCGCTGATCATTCGGTGGTGGTGGGGAGTCTGGCTGACTTCGTAGCTTTGATCAAGGCAAGAGTAGATGCCCTGCCGCTGGCCCCGGAGATAGCGGCAGAACTTCTGGACACGGAAACGTAAATGGCGACCCTGAGACAATTCCTAATCGACCAATCCACCGTGCCTCAGGGGAGTACTGTTAGAGAGCATATTGAGAATCCGGGCGCTGGTGGGCCTGGCGGTGATGTTATCTACGGGGACGGAGTGACGATAGAAATGGATGAGCTGGCTTTAAGTGTATCGGTAGAAGCGCAAAACGAGATCGTGGCTGCTATCCAAAATGAGGTGGGTCAGGTGGCCATCTCCTTACCGGAGACCGGCCTGGAGATCGAAATCGAAGACGAAGAAGAGATCACGGGGGAGATATGAGCCAGATTACTTACTACAGGGCAGATAAATATCCGCTTGTTGTGACCGTAAAGAACGCATCCACCGGATTGCCCATAGACATCACCGGCTATACGTTTAAGCTGACCGTGAATTCGGAGAAGAAGCCGGAAGATGATTCAAACCAGATCTGGCAGTTGGAAGGGGTTCTGGACGCCGATCCTACAACGGGCCGGGTAGTCTTCGAGATCACCGATACACAAACGAATATCCCGGTCAAAAAGTATTATTATGACATCCAGATGACCACGGACAGCGGAGACGTTCGAACGATAGCCAAGGATGTCTTCGAAATAACGATGGACATCACAAAAAATTAGGAGAAGAGAAAATGACCGAAGAATTCTACACCACCAGCGTCTTCGAGGTCCGAAAGGTAGACGAAGAACAGCGCCTGGTCTTTGGGTGGTTCTCCGTAGTCGAAAAAGACGGAAAGCCCGTTGTGGACCGGGAGGGGGACGTGATCCTGGCCGAAGATCTCGAAAAGGCGGCATATGGCTTCGTACTCAAGGCCCGTGTAGCCGGGGAAAGTCATGTGCGCGTTGGCGTAGGGGATCTGGTGGAGTCCATCATGTTTACGAAAGAGAAACAAGAGGCCCTGGGGATCGACCTGGGAATGGTCGGATGGTGGGGAGGCTTTAAAGTCTCCGACGAAGAGGTGTGGAAGGCCGTCCGGTCCGGTGAATATCCAATGTTTTCTATCGGGGGAACGGGCAACCGGGTTCCCATGGAGGAGTAAAAGATGAGGACGAAACAGCCGGTGGGCAAGGGAAAGAAGAATTTGGTGAAGGATCTTACCGTGAACGAGGTCTCTTTTTGCGGTGCCGGGATGAATCCCGGAGCCCATGTGGCTCTGTTTAAAAGCGTTGACCCGGAAGTAGTAAAGGCAACGTTCACGGAGGTTCTCTCCGAAATGGAATTGGCCGAAGGCGTGGAGGAGATGATTGAGATGGCCTTCGAAATGAACCACGCGCTGGCGCGGTCTCTGTACTCCATCATCTCCGACGAAGAGGTGAAGGACAAAAAGGCCGCAATCAAGGCTTCCCTCGGAGAGTTTGTAAAGGCCCTCCAGGGGATGGCGAAGAACAGCGCCGTGTTTAAGGCCGTAGAACCGGCCCAGTGGATAGAAGAAAACCGGGAAGAAGATCTGACCGTGTTGGTCGATCTAATCACCAAAACTCTAAAGGAGGACAACACGATGAGTAAGGAACTGGAAGGCAAATTGAAAAAAGCGGAAGAGGAGGCCAAGAAAACGAAGGAGGCCCTGGAAAAAGCCCAGGCCGATCTCGTCAAGGCCAACACCATCGCTCTGATGACCGATGATCAGAAGGACTTCTACAAAGCCCTGGATCCGAAGGCCCAGGAAGAGTTTCTGAAACTCTCCCCGGAGGAGATGGCCAAGAAGATCGAAAAGGCCCAGGCCGACGATGAGACCATCACCGTTGCCGGCGTTCCCGTTCGCAAGTCCGATGTGGGCCCGGCTTCCTTCGCCATTTTCAAGGCCCAACAGAAGGAAAACGATGATCTGCGGAAGAAGAACGAAAAAGCCGCAGAGATCGCCGTGGCCAAGGCGTACCAGACCGAAGCGGAGAAGGACTTTCCCAATCTGCCCGGCTCCGTGGAACACAAGGGCTCTCTTCTGAAGGCCATCGACGGCCTGCCCGAAGAAGAGAAAGCGGCCTCCAGAGATCTTCTCAAAGCGGCCAACACCGCGATGGGGAAGAACTTTACCGAAGACGGCCACGAGGTCAACACGGGCGGCACCGATGCCGAAGCCAAGCTCAACAAAATGGCCGAAGACCTCGCCACCAAGGCCGGCATCTCCGTCCAGAAAGCCTACTCCCAGGTGCTGTCTACCCCGGAGGGGGCGAAACTGTACGAGGAGTCCATCAAACAGAAGTAATTTGAGGGGCAGGGAGTTTTACTTTTTTGGACAAACTGTTTCACCTAACCAACAAGCACAGGAGGAATTATCATGGGTAAAGAGATTTCTTTGCGACGAATCAGCCTCATCGCCGGTGCCGACCTTTCCGGGTCGCAGTACAAGTTTA